ACCGAGGCACGGCGACCGCAGGACACGACGGCACGGCGACCGCAGGGTACCGAGGCACGGCGACCGCAGGGGACCGAGGCACGGCGACCGCAGGGTACCGAGGCACGGCGACCGCAGGGTACCGAGGCACGGCGACCGCAGGACACGACGGCACGGCGACCGCAGGGAACGACGGCGTTCTGGTGATCGAGTTTTACGACGGCACGAAATACCGCAAGCGGTGTGCGGAAGTCGACGGCAAAAAGATCAAAGCGAACATCGCCTATCGACTCAACGACCAAGGCAAATTTGTGGAGGCAACCAAATGAGTCACGACCCGGTCAACAGCCCGAAGCACTACACGTCGCACCCTAGCGGCATCGAATGCATCCAGATCGCGGAGCATTTCGGTTTTAACCTCGGCAACGCCCTCAAGTACATCTGGCGAGCCGACCTCAAAGACAACGCCGACGAAGACCTGCGAAAGGCGGCGTTCTACATCGCCCGCGAACTCAAAAAGCGGGCCAGCGAACGAATCGAGGCGGATTCATTGGAGCGACTGCCGTCTTTTGCGAAAGCGAGCGACGAAGTGAAAGCGGCAACCGATCGCGTCCGGCAAGCGTTCGCCCATGCGGGCGCAGCAGTGGTCCCGAAAGATGAGGACTTCTAGGTGCAATTCAAGTTTGAAATCCAGCAGAGCGACATCGACCAGGGCACCAGGTGCAGCAGCGACAACTGCCCGATTGCAAGGGCGATCGAACGCGAAACCGGCAAGCAGGTCAGCGTCACCAAAGACACCATCGTCATCTGGGACGCCCGCGGATTCGACACGATCGAAACGCCACCGAAATCGGTTACCCGATTCGTGGAAGCGTTCGACGCCGGCGACCCGGTCGAACCGTTCTCCTTCCGAGCAACGCCGACGGAAGGATGCCGACTGCCATGAGCCGACACCTCCCGAAAGTCAACTATGTCGGCAGCGGCGACTGGCACGCTTTTGTCGGCCGAATCAAGGCACACGCCACCCCATTGCTGTGTGAGTTTGAGCAACATCATCAGGTAACGACATGACCCTCAACCTAACCGACCGCGTGCTGGTCTTACGAAGCACACCGGCCAATCGCGTTTCGAAGAACGGTTTCGTCTGGCCCGAATCGGGGCCGGTCGAGTGTCCCGATTGGGAGCCGACAAAGAAGTGCGGCAATGGCCTGCACGGTCTGCTGTGGGGCGAGGGCAACGTTGAACTCTTGTGTCTCAGTGAAGACGCGGTGTTTCAGGTCGTGTCGGTACCGACCGATTCGATCGTCGACCTCAAGACCAAGGTGAAGTTCCCCGAAGGGGAAGTGATCTTTTCGGGCGACCGCTTCGAAGCGGGTTCGCTCATCTCGAAACATGCACCGAAAGGGGCGAGAGTCACGTTCGGCCGCGCGACCGCAGGGGACCGAGGCATGGCGACCGCAGGGTACCGAGGCACGGCGACCGCAGGGGACCGAGGCACGGCGACCGCAGGGATCGGTGGCACGGCGACCGCAGGGTACCGAGGCACGGCGACCGCAGGGGACCGAGGCACGGCGACCGCAGGGATCGGTGGCACGGCGACCGCAGGGGACTGGGGCACGGCGACCGCAGGGGACCGGGGCACGGCGACCGCAGGGATCGGTGGCACGGCGACCGCAGGGGACTGGGGCACGGCGACCGCAGGGGACGACGGCACGGCGACCGCAGGGGACGGGGGCGTCTTGGTGATCGAGTTCTACGACGGCACGAAGTACCGCAAGCGGTGTGCGGAAGTCGACGGCGAAAAGATCAAAGCGAACGTCGCCTATCGACTCAATGACCAGGGCGAGTTTGTGGAGGCGACCAAATGACCATCTCCGAATCCGCCGCTGCCCTAGGCGCAGCCGAACGCGGTCGGAAACGAATCAAAGACTGGCACCAATACCTCGAAACCTACGGAATCAAATGAGCATCCTCGCAACAGCGACAAACGGCAAGCGACCGCGACCACGACGAACCGTCCTCTATGGAACGCACGGCATCGGCAAAACCACCTGGGGCGCAGCCTGGCCCTCGCCGTTGATCCTTCCGACCGAAGACGGCAACGCCGACATCGACTGCGCAGCGTTGCCCCTGATCGTCGACCCGGCAGAGGTCTGGGAGGCGGCGAGGGAACTCAGCAACCCGACCGAACCGCACCCCTTCAAGACCGCCGTCCTCGACAGCGCCGACTGGCTCGAGCGGTTGATCTGGAAGCGTCTCTGCCACGACGAAGACAAGAACTCAATCGAGGACTTCGGGTTTGGCAAGGGGCACACGAAGACGGCAGAGAAACTCGCCCCGATTCTGTCGGCGTTCAACGGATGCCGGGACGCCGGATTGCACGTCGTAATTTTGGCGCATTGCGAAATCCGCAAAGTCGAGAAACCGACCGGCGAATCATACGGTTGCTACCAGCCGAAACTCAACAAAGCGTCGGCGGCGTTGCTCCAAGAATGGGCCGACGAAGTCCTGTTCGCTGACTACGAAATCATGACGCGAACGAAAGACGAAGGGTTTAACAAGACCCGCGAAATCGCGATCGGCGAAGGCGAGCGGGTGATCATGACGACCGAACGACCAGGATGGCTCGCCAAGAACCGCCTGGGGTTGCCCCACAAGATGCCGATGAACTTCGCCGAATACGCGAAGTATCTCCCGCCCATTTCGGCACCAGGCAACGTGCCAGGTGCGGTCGTCAACGGATCAAGCAAGGGAGGAGGCACGGATGCCACCAACGCCGCGAAAACGGAAGCCTAGCGAATGCGAGATGTCGCTCGCCGACGTCGCGAAGATCGTCGGACTTAGCACCAGCCGAGTCAAGCAACTGGAAGCCAGGGCACTGCGGAAGCTACGCGACGGACTCGCCAACGACCCCATCATCCGCGACTACCTCGAGGAAACGAAGGAAGCCACATGAAGAAACTGACGATCGGCGAACTCAACGCCGAATTCATCGGATCGCGAAACGACCACCCCGGTCGCAAGCAGACCGAAAACATCGTCCCGCCAAAGTTGGTCGGCCGAATGTACCCGAACCCCTACGGATGCCGCGGCCTGCGGTTCGTAGATTCCCGTCGCCAACGCCGGCGAATCGGGAAGTAACAACGCAACTGTTCTCGAAACCCCTAGCAAGGAACCAGAAGAAATGTCAAACGGCAACCTCAACTTCAACGTAAACGGCAACCTCAACTTCAACGCCAACGCCGTCGACCCGGACGACGGATTCAACGTCCTACCGGCCGGCGAGTATCGCGTCTGCGTAACGAAAGCAGTCCTCGCCGACACGAAGAAGAAGGACGGCAAAATCGTCAAGGTCTCGTACCAGGTGCTCGATCAGGGGCGATATTTCAACCGCCTGATCTTCGAAGATTTCAACTTCGCGAACCCGTCGGCCCAAGCGACCGCGATCGGCAAGGCGCAGCTTTCCTCCCTTTGCCGCGCATGCCAGGTGATGAACCTCAACGACACCAGCGACCTGTTGCAGATCAACGGAAGCAAACCGTTCGTCGTAAAGGTCAAAGTGAAACGAGAGGAAGGGTTCGGCGAAAAGAACGTCGTCGTCACCAGGAAGAAGATCGTCAAGCCGGCCGGACAACCGAACCAGCCGCAAGAGCAGCAGCAACAGCAACAGCCGAACGACCAGGCCGGCAGCGCAGCAGCCTGGGCGGGAGAGCAGCAGCAGCACGGCGCAGACGCGACTCACAACCCGTTCTCGTAACAACTCACCCTAGCGGGGTTGGGCGAGAGGGGTCTCCCCGCGGGACCGCATATCCCGCGGGCGCGTTTTCGATAGCGCGTCGTCCATTGTTTTTTTTGTTCACCTAGCAAGGAACCAGCAATGGCCAAGCAATTCGTCGAGATTGAAATCGACGTCCCTGACGGTTGGGAATTCGTCCGCTTCGGGACAGCGGAAGAAGGCGACACGATTCTGTCGGTTCGATCACCCGAAAAAACGCCGCAGAGCGAGATCGGTTGCCGATACAACCGCATCATCGTTCGACCCGCCTGGCAATGGCCGAAGTGGCTCACCGCCCCCTGGATCGCGATGGACAAAAACGGCGACTGGTTCGGATACGACAGGGAGCCGAAACGCCGCGATGTGACTTGGGCGGGCCAGAGCAGCTTAGTCAAGTATCGACAACTCGACAACATCGAATACGTCGCCTTTGACCCGCCCGCCTGCGACGACTGGAAGCAATCCCTGCGACGAAACCCGCACGCAACGGAGGCGACCGAAGCGAAATGAACTTCGCAGACATCTGGGCACGACTGCTCAGCAAGAAACCGACTCTGACCGATCCGAAAGCGACGGTCACGATGAACAGCGAACAGCTGCGAAAGCTACTTCGCCAAGTTCACGATCAAGGCGTCATCGCGGGCCAGAAGTCCGTCGACACCGAAGCGTCTATGGACCGAATCTTTGGAAACTTTTTCTCGTAAACGAGGACGACATGTCAACGACCAAAAGCGTCAGAACGACCGCGGACACGGTTATCCGCCTTACCCTTTGGGCGACGAATAACAAGGAAGTGATCGACGGACTGGAAAAGAAATCCGCCTACAAATTGGCAACGCAGCACGTCGGGGAGGAAACCGTCCTCTCAATGGCAGCGTTTGAAAACTGTTGCGAGCAAGTAGGCATCAAGCTAGCCGGCGACAGGAAGCCGGACGCCGACACCGCGAAACTCGAGGAACGCATCGGCGAACTCGAGACGCGACTCGCCGCCCTCGAGGCACGCCTCGACGAACAGGCGAAGACCCTCCTCGAAATCGCAAAGGCAACGCCGCCTCTCTTCTTGCCCGCGGAGACTTGCTAGTGCCGGGATTCGGATACACGCTCCGACCCTACCAGCAGCAAGCGATCGCAGCGACGTGGGGTTACCTTTGCAACCAGCAAGGGAACCCCGTCGTTGTTTTGCCGACCGGAGCCGGCAAGTCGATCGTCATCGCGGACATCGCAAAGGACGCCGCGAAAGTAAACCGCAAAGTACTCGTCGTCGCGCACCGCAAAGAACTGATCCGGCAGAACGCGGAAAAGATCCGCACGCTAGCGCCGATGGCGAGCGTCGGAATCTACTCGGCCGGATTGAAACGGCGAGACACCGAACACGACGTCATCTTCGCCGGCATCCAAAGCGTATGGAAACGCGCGTTTGATTTCGGCGAGCGACACCTGGTCATCGTCGACGAAGCGCACCTGATCCCCGCGAAGGACGCCGGGATGTACAGCACGTTTCTCGCCGACCTTCGGACCGCGAACCCGGACTTTCGACTGGTCGGCATGACGGCAACGCCGTTTAGACTCGACAGCGGCCTGATCTACGGACCGGACCAGATATTCGACGGGGTTGCGATCGACGTCCCGGTCGGCGAACTGATCAAGGACGGGTACCTCTCGCAGATCACCAGCCGGCCGGTTACCGAAATCGACATGGCGGGCGTTCACCACCGGGCCGGCGAATTCAACCGGCAGCAAATGGAAGCCAGGTTTGACGAACACGTCATCGCGGCGACTGAGGAAACGGTCGCGATCGCGGAGGAAACCGACCGCAAAAGCATTCTGGTCTTCGCCAGCGGCGTCACGCATTCGCAGCACATTGCCGAATGCATCAACGCGATCAGCGGCGAAGAAGCGGCAGTCATTACCGGCGACACGTTGCCCCTCATACGCGAATCGATCCTCGAGGGGTTCGCCAACGGCAACCGGAAGTGGCTGATCAACGTCGACGTTTTGACGACCGGATTTGACGCCCCCTGCATCGACATGCTCAGCATCATGCGGGCGACCGAATCGCCGGGACTTTTCGCGCAGATTGTCGGCCGCGGACTTCGCAAGTCACCAGGCAAGAACGAATGCATCGTCGCGGACTTCGGCGGCAACCTTCGACGGCACGGACCGATCGATTCAAAGGACTACGGGAAGAACGCGACGAAGAAGAAAAGCGGCGACGGCGGCGAAGCACCCGGCAAGGATTGCCCGTCCTGCGAATCGCGGCAACCGATCTCTGCCAGGGTATGCGACGACTGTGGATGGCGGTTTCCGCCACCAGAAAGCCAGGGGCACGACGGCGAAGCGGATCGGGAGTCAGCGGTCCTCGAAAGCGAACAGCAGGCCGAATGGTGGGAAGTGATCGAGCAGTCCTGCAACGAACACACGAAGAAGGGCGCAGACGACGACCACCCCAAAACGCTCCGAATGAACTACCAATGCCGGAAGGAAGGCGAAGAAGGAAACCTCGGCCAGCGGCAGATCTCCGAATGGGTATGCATCGAACACGGCGAAGGATCTTATGCCAGGCGGAAAGCGGAAACCTGGTGGGCAGCGCGAAGCGAAACCGAATGCCCTGAAACGATCATGGAGGCGCAGAGCATCATCTGGAACCGACTCTTTGCCGAGACGAAGCGGATCAAAGCGATTCCAAAGGGCCGGTTCTACGAAATCGTCGATCACGAACTCGGCCCGATTCCAAACTGGGAGCCAGGCATGGATGACGACGACGACGAATACCGCGATCCGTTCGCACCAGACTACGTCGTCGAGGACATCCCGTTTTGATCTACGCGAACGAGAACGATCCGAAAGCGGCCCATTGGCTTTCACGCATACCGATCACGATCGACCACATTGACCAACGGAGTATCGCCGATGTGCAACCGTCGGAAAGGCTGGACGAGAATGGATCGACGGAGTATCGGCTGACTTGGAAGCACTGGATTACGCCGTCTGGTCGGCGGATTTGTGCGCTGCGGGCGTCGGGTCGCCGCACATCCGACAGCGACTCTTTTGGGTTGCTTGGTTGGCCGACGCCACAGAAAGCGGACGGGCGGGGAGCGACGGGGCCGAACTCTCAGAACGCGGATCTGGGCAAGACGGCGAGGATCGCGGGCTGCGGTTGGAACACGCCGAGAGCTACGGACGGGAGCAAGGGCGGGCCGAACCAGTCAGGTGGTTCGCTGCCCAACGACGCAGCAAACATGAGTTCTGGCGAAACGTCGACTACATCTACTGCCAAGACGGGAAGTATCGGCCAGTTGGACCCGGCACATTCCCTCTGGCTCATGGGATACCCGGTCGAGTGGCTCAGTTGCGTGGATTGGGAAACGCTATCGTCCCGCAATTGGCGGCAGAATTTATCGGCACGTTCATCGACATGATTTTGGAATAGCATGGAAGTTCACAAATTCTATCGGTCCAACGGTCTTAGGGTCCACGAAATCCCAACGGGCAAGAAATGCCCGATCGCGAAGGGTTGGCCGGACAGCACGAAGACACACGACCAGGTCGACCAGGCACTCGAGAACGCCGGCCGGTTCGACAAGTACGGTTGGCTCTTGGACGACAACCACCTGGTCGTCGACATCGACGTTCACGACCTCGAGAACGCGGACGGATACGCATCGCTGGCAAAATTGGAAGCAGCGATCGGGTTTAAACTCGAGGACGCCTGCGGGGCGATCGTGCAATCGCCATCGGGCGGGCGACACTTCTACTTCGCGAAGCGGCCAGAGGACGATTTCGGGAAGGTCTACGGCGACCACTATCCCGGCATCGATTTTATCCACGGGCACGGCAAGCAGGTCATCGCGGCAGGGAGCAACCACGACAAGCATCCCGGCAAGACCTACTCGATCGACGGCGGCGACCTTTTCGAAGTGCCGATCCAGCTGATCAAGCACCTGCAAGGATTGCGGGCCGGCCAGGCGGACCGGACGATCACGGTCGACACCGAACCAGGCGAACGCGCCGGCGACGAATTCAACCAGAGCGACCGCGGACTCCAACTGCTCATCGCGGAACTTTCCGCCCGCGGTTATGTAGTTCGACACAAGGGCACGTATTGGGAATTCGACCGACCAGGCAAGACGACCGACAGCGACTGCAGCGGGCACGTCGGCAAGCGGGCCAACTCGACCGGCAACCTTCAACTGACCGCCTTCACCCTTTCGGATCCGCACTTCCCAAGCGGCGAATCGATAACGATCTTTCGAGCCTACTCGCTCCTTTGCTGCGGAGGCGACGATCGCCAAACCGCCAACGCGCTATTTGAGCGGGGGTTCGCTAGGCCAGACTACAGCGACATCACGATCAACCTGCCAGGCGACGACGGAAGCCACGTCGAATCGCCCGCCTGGAAGGGCGACGAAGCGATCCACCTGGCCGAAGACGAAGACGACGAAGAAGACGACGACGAACACGCCCCGCAAAGCGTCGACGGCGTCCCCTTCCCCGAATGGGTCACCAGCGGCAGCGGACTGATCGAGGACGTCGGAAAGTACTTCAAGCGTTGCACGAAGCTATCGACGCCGGAAGTCGAATTCGCGGTTGGACTCGCCGCGGTTAACGCGATGGTCACCCGGAAGGTTTCGGACGATAGCGTTTATCAAACGCCGGCCAACCTCTACACCGCGATCCTCGCCAGCAGCGGAGCCGGGAAGGACGCCCCGCGAAAGTGCATCGCCAAGATCATCACGGCATGCCGGCCAGGCATCGCCGGACCGAACTCGCTAACCAGCGGAGCCGGCGCACTTGAGAGTCTGAAATTCAAGCCGGCATGCTACGCGGTCATCGACGAACTCGCCGACGATTTCCGAATCTGGATGAACCCGCGGACGCCGTTCAACCAGGACGTCATCCGGATCCTAAAATCGGTCTTCACCGATACCTGGGCGGACCGCTTCAACCCGCGATGCACACGACGAAAGACCGACGCCAAAACGGGCAAAGACGAAAACGACCTGACGTCCGTCCAGCCGCACCTTTCGATCTTCGGCGTCACGACGGAAGATGACTTTTTTGATTCGTTCGTGGAAGCGAGGACGACCGACGGGTTTCTCGGCCGATGGATGATCTTTTGCCTCGACCCGAAAGCCGGCACGAAGCGACGGGTCACGAAGAAACCGAACATTCCAGACGACCTGGTGACCAGGCTACGCGAATGGGGCGAATGGGGCGTCAGCAGCGGCGACCTTGCCAGCGAGAATCCTGAGGGGATGCCAGACCAGCCAGCGACCGTCAAAGAAATCGAGCGAAGCAGCGAAGCGATCGATCGCCTCGAGGATCATTACGACGCGATCGACGACCGGGCCGACAGCGAAGACGAAGCCGGCTATCGAGTCAAGGCAGCGGTCTGGCGACGGGCGAGCGAAAAGACCGCACGCCTCGCCCTGCTCTTCGCCGTTTCGCGAAGCCGGCCAGGCGACGAAGTACAGATCACAAAGGCGGACGCAGAGAAGGCGATCGCCGTCTCGAACTTTTTGGCGAAGCGAATGGTCTGGCTCGCGCAGCGGCACTCGGCCAGGACCGACTGGGAGCGAACGTGGAAGGGCGTTGTGAAATCGTTTCCAGCGAAGAAGTGGCTCACATGGCGGCAAGCCAGGCGGAAGAACCAGGCACTCCGCGAACGCGACCTGCGGGAAGCACTCGCATGCGCGGTCAACGTCGGCCAACTCGAGGCGATGGAAACCAGCCAAACAACGAAGTACCGACGGGTCGCCGACCTCCGTCGCAGCAAAGCCAAATAGCGGAAACGCACTTCTTGGGATCTCTATCCCGACCGCCTCAGACGCACGCTAACGCGTCGAGGCAAGCAAACGCCAAATCATCCGCACCAGCGGTCCGTCGCAGCGAGGCGGCAAGCCAGGCGGCAAGGCGGCACGATCGCGGCGACGTAAGAAAAGATCAAAAAAAAAGGGTGGTCAAAACCCGGCAAAAACCCGGCACAAAGGTGGCAAAAAGGTGGCAGAGCAAGAGGGATTCCAAAATCAGGAATTAGAAATCAAATCCACCTTTCTGCCGGGTTTTTGCCGGGTTCTTGCCACCTTTTTCCGAGATTTAGCCGGCGATTCACGGGGTTTCCTTATAGGTGACATAAAATACAAAAAAAAATAAATTATGTAAGTAATATGAAGAAGAAATCGGAATATCTATTATTGAGACCCCTATTTTTTTGCCACCTTTTGAACCGGCCGATTTAGCCAAAAAAATATAGTTTTTTACCAGCGGCGACACGCCGGCACGTTTGGCGACAGGAAGCGACAAGCGGAAGCCAGGCGGCGTTTCGGCCCTCTTTGGTGCCTCTGCACAAAACACAAATCGCGGCGAGGATACCCACAGACGCGTCGCAGCCAGCGTTGGCCCGCGACCGTCGCCGCGGACCGCAACTATCCGGTTGCCCCAACAGGCCGCGGCGATTTTTCTGCGGGATTGAGCAGTGGCAGCTCGCCGGTTTCATGAGCCGGTCGTCGGATGTTCGATTCATCCTCCCGCAACTTCCCGACAGGGAATGAATGGTTGCACCGCCCGCGGCAAGACGTCCCGGCAAGACGTCCCGGCGACGGGGCGTCGCGCGGGGCGGCGAAAGAGATCACACATGACGCATCCATCGAAACGCAAGGGCAACGCATACGAGCGTGAACTGGTTAACCAGGCACGCGAAGCCGGACTGCCGGCAGAGCGGGCCTATGCGAGCAACGGTCGGGCGTTGGGCGAACACGAAGAAGTCGACTGCAAGATCGCAGGGCAGCGGATTCAAGCGAAGCGACGGGCAAAGATCGCGGCATGGATCAAGCCGGCCGGAAATCACGTCGACGCGCAGGCAGTACGGGAGAACGGCGGCGAAACGTTCGTCATTCTTCGATACGCGGATTACCTGGCAATGTTGAAGAAGATCAGCTGATGGGGCGACACGGAAACAAGCGGCAACTCGACATCGTCGAATCGCACGTTCGGGAACACCCCGACACGGCAAGCCGGAAGATCGCGACCTACCTGTTCGGACGATACCCCGGACTTTGGACAAGCCACAACGCAGTCCTGCACCAGGTGCGGCGAATGCGAGGCGTCGACGGCAAACTGAATCGAGAAAAAATGAAAGCCGGAACAAAGCCTCTGCCGTACATACCAGGCGGTTCGAAGAAGCGGAAGAAGGCAACGAAGCGACTCAACGACGCCGGCCGATGGCTGATCATCGGCGACCTTCACGTTCCCTTTCACGACCAGCGAGCGTTATCGGCAGCGATCAACCACGGCATCGACCAGAAAGCCGAACACTTGCTGATCAACGGCGACGCGCTCGACGCCTACCAGGCGAGCATGTGGGTCAAGGATCCGAACCAACGCAGCATCGACAAAGAAATCATCGTCCTCAAGGGCATCCTCAAAGGGATCGAGAAAGAGTTTAGCGGCCGGAAGATTTACAAGATCGGCAACCACGAAGCACGAATCGAAAACTACCTCTACCAGAACGCGCCCCGCATGATCGGCATGAGCAAGTGGGATCTTTGCGAGGCGTTGAAGCGGGAACTCGAACTCGGCGACGACTGGGAATTCATCGATTCGAAACAGCTATACACGCTCGGCAAATTGCGAGGGTACCACGGGCACGAACTGCCGAAAGGATTAACCAATCCAGTCAGCGTTGGCCGCGGGTTATTTTTGCGAGCGCACGAACACGCCTTTACGAATCACTGGCACCAGACATCGACGCACATGGAAACCAACGGCAGCAAGACCAAAACATGGGTCTGCTTTTCGGTCGGTTGCCTATGCGACCTCCAACCGAACTACGCACCCGTCAACCGATGGAACCACGGTCACGCGATCGTTGACATTTGGAAGACCGGCGAATTCAGCGAGCACAACCACCGGATCGACAAAGGGCAAATATGGTAGCGCTTTTTTTGTTCCTCGCGGTTTTGATTCTTACGATTTTTTCCGCCTACCTGTGGATTGAACTCGGCAGTCACCTCGCCGCGATGACGATCGACCGCGACGACATCAAGGCGGACCGCGACCGATGCCTCGAGGAACGCAACCGAACGCTGGCGGAACTGAAAGACGCACAAACAACCATCGCCACGATTTCGGAAGCGATCAAGGACGCACAAACAATCAACCCCGCAATTTCGGACGCGATCAAATGAGCAACGTCGAAAGCGAGAGTATGCGAACTTTCCTCGCCTATATCGTCGTCCCAACGCTAATCCTGATCGCCGTCTTTTGGAATTGGGCGGAAACCGGTCCTTGGTACGGCGATCACCATTACGAACCGCAACCCGAATATCACTTCGACGGATCACGAAAGTGAATGCACCCGCAGACAATTACGTCCGATCGGCACGCCTCATTCGAGTCATCGATGGCGATACCCTACGCGTCGAAATCGACCAGGGATCACGCCAGCGATTCGAATGCGATCTCCGATTGCGGCACGTCGACACGCCGGAAAAGCGCGGGCCAGAATCGCCGGCGGGCCGGTTCGTTCACGGCCAGGTCATCCGTTGGCTATCGGAACGAATGGCGTTTCCGTTGGCGGTCAAAACGCACAAATGGCAAGCCGGCAAGTTCGGAAGGTATCTCGCCGAAGTTTGGTGCGGCGACGAATGCCTCAACGACTGGCTGATCGATAGCGGTTATGGATGGCCAATGGACGAACGCGGATCGGTCACCGTTCCACGCGACATCGAAACGCTATCGATCCCGGAATGGATCAAGCAACTTTGCCGGGAGAACGTCGCATGAGCAAGCAAAGGGAATTCTGGCTCTCGGCCTTTCGGGGCGATTTGATCGCATACCTCGAGCCGATCGCCGGCGCGATACACGTCGCCGAAGTCGAGTCAGGCAAGCAACCGGAAGCGAAGTGCGAGAACTGCCAGTTCTTCCGGCCGACCGGAGCCGGGAACGACGCCGGCAAGTGCCAGCAGCGATCACCGGTTACGACGTTCCCGAACGTGAACAAAGACGACTGGTGCGGCGATTGGAAGGGCGGCGACTGATGGCAAAGAAAGGCGACATCGTCGGCGTCACGTTTTTGGATCACGTCGAATCCGGTCACGAAGCCAAACCGATCAAGTTCGCCGTCTTCGGTCGCCTGGTAAGCGAGGACAAGCGAAGCGTATGCGTTGGGTCATGGGTTTACGCGAACCCGCGACGAAGGATGCAGGACGGGAACACGACGACGTTCACGATCCTGAAATCTTGCATCGAGAAATTCGTGGTTTACGAACCGCGGGAAGAATGAACATGGAAGTCGCCACCGCCCTGATCGTATTGAACACCGCCCTGATCGCATTGATCGCCGTTTTTGCGTACCTGCAAAGCCGGAAGCAGATCGACTGCCAGGAACGAATCGACCGGGCACGCCTCGAGGCACTCCGCGAAGCGAACGGACAGCACCAACGAATCATGCAATCCGCTTTTCAAATTTGGACGGAAGCGGCACGTCAGGGATCGGGATGGATCGAGAAATGAAACCAGCAGCCACAATATTAGCGATCTTCCTCGCCGCGACCGTCTACGGGCAGCAGCCGCAGACGACCCTCTCACCGATCGATTCGAAGATCACCATCCGAGTCAGCGAGCAAGCGTTCGTCGATCGACCAACAACGCCACTGACCCGGCAAAGCCTGGTGCGAGTTGAAACCTACGATCGGACCAACGCGAACTCGGTCGGCACCGGATCGATCATCTACAGCGATGCCGACTACAGCATCGTCGCCACCAACAGCCACGTCGTCGCGGTCGAGCCGCGGCACGCCCCGCGGGGCAACATCCTGGTCCGCACGACGGCGGGCGATTCCTACGCGGAAGTCGCGTATGAGAATCCGCAGTATTCGTCCAACGACATCGATCTCGCTCTCTTAACGATTCGAACACCAGGCGGGCAACCATTGCCGGCGATACCGATCGGCGATTTCAGCGGGGACGATTATTTCTCTGCCGGCTTTTCATTCGGCAACCCACAAGTCACGCCGCGGCATCATCGCATGACCGGCGCGACCTACTCGGGCGGACGCGTTCTAGAAACGTCCGCGGGCATCAACCAGGGCGAAAGCGGATCGCCACTGGTTAACAAGGACGGCGAACTGGTCGCCGTCCTTTGGGGGTCTGACGGCAGTCATGCAATGGGCGTCCCAGTAACGCACCTGAAGCAGATCGTCGAGACTCGATTTTTGGGCAGCGGACGGATCCTCCGCGCTATCGGACAGCGCATCCTTGCAAGGTCCAACATGCGAGGGGGGGCGACGATTCAATGCCCAGGTGGCACGTGTCCTCCCCGTATCCAGGCGACGGGACCGATCGCCTCCCCATCGGTTCCGTCGCCTTCTACTCCGCTTCTTTCCGGATCCGGCCGGCGAGATTTAACCCGCGACCCGGATGGATGGAAACCGTTATCCAACCCGGCACCAGCAACGCCGAACGAAGACACCATCGTCGCGAAGGTAATCGATCGAATCAAAAGCGACCCGTCGTTTCGTGGTCCAGCAGGTCCAGCAGGTCCAGCAGGGGCGGACGGCATGCGAGGTGAACCAGGTCCAGCGGGCGAACCAGGTCCAGCGGGCACGGGAATCGTCGACATCAAGATGAACGACAAAAACGAAATATACGTCACGTACATCAACGGACGCACCGAGAACATCGGCACGATTAACGTGCCTCAACCCAAAGCATCAACGGCGAGCAACGCGCCCGCCTTCTTTTCCATCGTTCCAAAGGGGAGAAATTAACCAATGGCGAACGAACCCTCTAATACTTTCGGCCCGGTCGAAAGTGCCGACGAAACGCGCCAAGCGCAGCACCAGGTCGCGAACGACACGCCCGTCGACGTGAACCCGAACGCCGCGCTTGCACGGTTCCAATCCCTCACTATGGGCCTGGCCGGCGCAGAATTCGAAGCAGCGGCATCGCGGCGAACCATCATCGCCGACACGCTGATCAACAAAGCGACGTCCGGCTAATGGGACCGCTAGAGAAACTCGACATTCGCCTGTCTTCGCTGATTGATCAAGCGGAGGCAGGCGAACCGATCGACTGGGCAAAGGAAGCCGAAGTCACGGACATGGAAATCGCAAGGGCGGGCGTCCACTACGCAAGCGAAGCAATCCAGCGAACCAAGCAGGAAGATGAGCAACTCACCCAACGAAGTGCCTGACAAAAAGATGTTGTACGGCGTTTTCCAAAAGTCGGAAGACTGGCGAAACCGCCTGCACCGAAAGTTGGCACACAAATCACTCGACATCGCCGACACCGAAGACGTGAACGTGGACAACAGCAGAATCGGAATGGGATGGAAGGAGCTCGCCGTTCTAGGGGCACTAGGACTCGGCGGTTTCCACCTTTACGGAAAGCAGACGTCACCAACGCCACCACCAACGCCGGCACAGCAAGCCTCGCCGATCGACAGCGAGTATGAAGTCCGGTTTTTTGATGCGGCAGGAAACCCGATCGACGTGCCCAACATCTCGCAACGAAAGTGACCACGGGCCGATGTTTTTTAAGAGTTTACAGCTGATGACAGCAGGGTTCGGATTCTGCTGCGTCACGCTTTCGTTTTTTCTATTCGTCCATTTCGTGAACAGCAAGAAACCGATCGGCAAGGCGGTCGCGTTCATGCTCCTGGGCGAATCGATCGGGGGGGCAGCGACCGTTGTTTTCGCGATCGCCGCGGAAGGCATCCTGGACGTCATCACGCCGATTTCGGCGATGGCACTGCGATGGGTCATGTTTTCGGCGGCAGCGATTTCCTCGATCCATCTCGCCTACCAGACGTGGAAGATCGAGACGGGGCAGGGCGAATAAACCATGTCGGAAAGCCTACAGAACTGGTCCGAATTTGGCCTTGCCGGCTTGACGATCGCGTCTCTTTTTGCGGCCCTCGGATTGATTGTTAAATGGCTAGTCGCGCACGTTGACAAGCAAGCAGCGAGGCACGCCGACGAACGCAAGGAATGGCAAGCAAGTCAGCGAGAAAACGCCGACAAGATCACATCGCAACTTCAGATCGACAGCAACAAAATCGAGAAAGCGATGACGCAACTCTCGAATGACATTAGGTCTCTTTTTAAGTAAGGTAAAGGAACCCCCAATGGGCAAGATTGAAGACCTGGCCGCGGAACTCGCATCGGGTCACCCCGACACCGGTGCATATAGCTCCGACGCCGCGACTGCCGCCGACGAACTCAACGCAGCGAACCGAACACGCACCGTCCCGATCACGTCGGCGGAATTACTGGCATGGTCTGCTGGTCGTTCATCTGGTGATCGGCCACGGATTGTCAAAATCCGAGAGGCAGCGAATCACAGCGACGAGGGAGTCAGGGCTTTGGCGATCGCTGCTGACTTGATGATCACGCGAGACACAACATCGTTGGACCTGTCACTTTCTGATCGTCAGTTGATGCTGGCTGGATTGGTTGCTGGGGGTGTCCTTTCGGCAGCGGACAAATCCAGCCTTGAATCGATTTCAGTTCGGGCGATCAGCCGGGCCGAAGAATTGGGACTCGGTGTCATACGAACCGGGACAGTGGAACAGGCGAGGAGTTAGACATGCCAAACAAAGTTTATATCAACCCGGAAACCGCGATCACGTGGTCGGACGCGGGAGCAACGAACGTGATCGACCTGGGGGGTCTGTCAGACGGCGCGGTCCGGGTCGGTGCCCAACATGACCTTGGCTCATCGGCCCGATCCGACATGTACGAATGGCGACTGAAGATTGACGGATTCGACTCGGCACCGGTGGTCGGCGAAACGATCGACCTGTACTTCGCCTACGCGGATGCCAGCGACAACACCCTGATTGATGGTGATGTTGGAACTAGTGATGCGGCAGGCGCAACGGCTGACCTTCCGAACCTGCAATACGCCGGAAGCGTTGTCGTTCAGACGACCACGGCGGGCGATGATCTGGTCGCGTCTGGAATCATCCAAATCGCGAGCCGATACGTTTCGCCGGTCGTCCACAACAACACTGCGGACGCGTTGCTCGGCACGAGTGACGACCACTGGGTTTACCTCACTCCGGTACCCGCCGAAGTCCAGTAATGCTTAAAGCCATGCTTCGAACCAGACCTACATCATCCCTTGCAGCAACGCCAAGTGAGAACCCGCTTCAACGCGGTCTGAAGTTCGCTTACATGCCGACCATCGACGGGAAGCGTCACACGAGAATCGGTCCAGTCATGGACACGACATCGGGCCAGCTTGATAACCCCGTGATCGTCAGCGGGGCTCGCGGTGGCGGGATTGCGACCGGCGCCTTTGATTACTGTGATTGGGGAACCGGAAGCCACACAAAGACGATCGAAGGCGCAACGAAGGCGTCGTGGTTTGCAAGGGTTTACACTCCCGGCATTAACGACCCGGATGCGGGGATGCTTGTTTGTCGGCACGTCGCGACTGGGAACCACCGCTGCTTCATGTTTTCGGTTCAAAACGGAAACTATCCGCGAATTCTCATCTACACAGATGGGACGTCGAACGATTACGAATTTGAGGTCGCTGATAACGCGATGCCCACAAACGAGTGGGTTGACTTGGGAGCCGACTGGGATGGCGTAACGCATGAAATGCGGATCTTTGTCAACGGCGAGCAGGTGCCAAGCACGAGGACAACTAGCGGATCGATACCCAGCGTTATCCGAGATGCCTCTGCCAACGCTCGCTTGATGGTTGGAATCGCGGACCAATCGACGACGTCCCCTGACTTCCCGTTCAATGGATATTTCACATCGGTGATGATGTGGGATCGGTTGCTGACGAAGCAAGAACATCGACAACTTTCGGCGGATCAACTCGCACCGTTTCGCCACAAAAGCCGCATTCGTCTCGCTGTTCCATCAGCGGCGCCTCCCGGCACCGGTGCGGCCGTCTATCACCACATGCAACAAATCGGCGTCTACGCGTAAGGCTAAAACATGCTTTCGTACTTAAAACAATCGACCGCTTCACAGACCCGCATTGTCGGGCCTTTTGTCGATGATACCGATTTCAAAACCGTCGAAACCGGCCTGACGATCGCGAATACCGACGTCAAGTTGTCGAAGAATGGCGGCACGGCAGCGAACAAGAACAGCGGCGGCGGAACGCACATCGCAAACGGTGACTACGCGTTTACGTTCGACGCGACCGACACCGACACGGTTGGCGAATTGTCGATCTCAATCAGCGTCAGCGGTGCGTTGATTTGCAAGGCGAAATTCGTCGTTTTGGAGGAGGCGGTTTACGATTCGATGTTTGCTTCCGGTGCGGCGGGACCGCTTGACGCTGCCGGTACGCGATCGGCGATGGGCCTTGCTAACGCCGACCTCGATACGCAGCTTGATGCGATCGTTGCCGACACCAACGAGATTCAAGTTGACTGGGCCGATGGCGGCCGGCTCGACTTGATTCTTGACGCTCGCGCGAGCCAGAGCAGCGTTGACACGGTTGACGGGATCGTCGATCAGATTCTCGTTGATACGGCGGTGATCGGAGCGGCCGGAGCAGGATTGACCGCCATCCCGTGGAACGCTTCCTGGGATGCGGAAGTGCAAAGCGAATGCACCGACGCACTCAACGCATACGACCCGCCGACAAAGACCGAACTTGACACCGCATTCACCGAGATCAAGGGAGCGACGTGGTCAAGCGGCACCGACACCCTCGAGGCCATTCGTGATCGAGGTGATGCGGCATGGACAACGGGCGCCGGTGGTTCGCCTCCCGACCTTTTGCAAAGCACGACCATAGCAACGCTCGCAAGCCAAACGTCGTTCACGCTCACCGCAGGGTCAGCAGACGACGACGCGTACAACGGAGCCATCGCGATCATCACCGATTCGGCCACCTCGACGCAGAAGGCCGTCGGTGCGGTAAGCGACTACACCGGATCAACCAAGACGATCACGCTATCGAGCGATCCGGCGATTTTCACAATGGCAGTAGGCGACACGATCGATATTGTTGCATCAACCGGCACGGGAGCAACGGCGGCAGCGATTCGAGCCGAGATCGACAGCAACTCGACACAGCTTGCGGCGATTGTTCAGGACACGGCCGAATTACAAACGAATCAAGGCAATTGGCTGACCGCAACCGGATTCTCAACGCATTCGGCAGGGGACGCGGCAGATGCCGTTTGGAACGAAGCGGCGGCGGACCATCTCACGGGCGGTTCATTTGGCGCGGAGTGGGATGCGGCGCACAGCTACCTGACGACTGGCGGTGTCGCCGATGACGTCCACGATGCGGACCTGACGAACTACACGACGCCGGGCTCGGCGGGTCAAACGCTTACCGACATCGTGACCGATACCGCCGAAATCGGTTCGGCGGGTGCCGGCTTGACCGCGATCCCGTGGAACTCATCCTGGGATGCGGAAGTGCAAAGCGAATGCACCGACGCACTCAACGCGTATGACCCGCCAACGCACGCGGAAGTGACGACGGCTTTCACCGAGATCAAGGGTGCGACGTGGTCAAGCAGTACCGATACGCTCGAGGAAATCCGCGACCGCGGCGATGCGGCATGGACTGGAGGCGGGAGCGGTTCTGATCTTTTGCAAACCACGACGATCGCAACGCTCGCCAGCCAGACGTCGTTCACGCTCACCGCAGGGAGCAGCGACGACGACGCATATAACGGAGCGACGGTCATCGTCACCGATTCAGCAACCTCGACGCAGAAAGCGGTCGGTCACGTCCTCAATTACACCGGATCGACCAAAACGATCACGCTGGCGAGCGATCCGGGAATCTTCACGATGGCGGCAGGCGATACGATTGACATCGTCGCTGGAACGACCGTGAACGACCTGACAGCGGCAGCGTTGGCGAAATTCATCACGACTGACACTGGAGAATCGACCGCGGCGACTGGTAGCGTTGCGAAAATCGCGCAAGGGGCGGCAGGTGGCAACGTCACGGTCGGAAGTTTGACGCAAGCGGCCCTCGCACAATTCGCCACCGACGATACCGGCGAATCGACGGCAGCAACTCGCAGCGTTGCCAAACTTTCGCAGGCAGGCGGGCAGGAAGCCTTCGAAAACACGAATGTCGCAACATTCACGCTTCGCAAGGGCGACAGCTACGACGGAACGGCGAATCCGCTTGTCTCGTTCACGGTTGCCAAAGATTACACCGGCTGGACGGGCACGCTCGTTATCACGCATCGGGTCACCGGAGCAACGATCATGTCGGCCAGCGTAACGGTTGCCTCGAGTACTTCCCTGACGGTCACGCTAACGACCACAGAGACGGCGTTTGCACTACTGACCACAGACGACGATTTCGGGCCGCATCCATACGACCTCCAAATGACCAGCGGCAGCAATTCACAAACGGCCAGCAGCGGCGTTGCCCTAATCAAGAAAGCATAAACGCTGCAAGGAATCACGGAGCCAGGGTAGAACGGAAGCATGAGCAAAGAAATCGACTTCACCTGCGGCGATTGCGTAGCGTTCGATCACAGCAACATGGTCACGGGAGAAGGGCAGTGTCGAATGCGGGCACCAGATAACGATGGATTCCCTTGGGTCAATCCAGTCCACGATTGGTGCGTTCCAGGGCACGCCAGGACCAGCCGCATGAACCCGGCACCGAAGACGAAACCAGACCACGAACCATACGTTCGGCCGATCGCAAAGCCAAAGGAATGAACATGGAACGAACAGCAATCGCAGGGATGATCATGCTAGGGATAGCAGCCGTCGCCCTTCTTTCATACGCAGCGAACGCGACGATCATGAAAGCGATCGACCACCACAACAGCCAACCAGGCGGGGTCGTTTGCGAGGGATGCTGCCAGGCACCCCCCCCGTCGGTTCCTTCTGCCCCCATGACCACCGATAGCGGCGAAAAGCAGCCCGGTTATTGATCACAAAGTTAGTTCGAGTTTTTCACCAGGGATGGGGGAAAGGGGGAAATGTGGACACGGATGATTTGAGCGACCTAGCCAACCCATCGCCAACGGAGATTGCGATCGCAACCGCAAGGATTCGCGAGGGATGGACGCCGACGATCGAACGGAGACGACGGGTCATCCGGCAGCAGAAACGGATCGAAGGGCCGATGGTTATCGCCCTCGCCGACATCGACGAAGAACTGCCAGTGGAGGACATCTGGTGACGAAGCCCCTGGTTTACATCGCATCGCCTTACACGAGCGGCGACCCTGCGATCAACACGAACTTTCAATGCCGCATATTTGACGCGATGTTGACCGCGAAACTCGCGACGCCGATCGCACCCCTTTGGTCACACTTTCAACACACGGTCTTTCCGAGGCGATACCAGGACTGGATCGCATACGCCGAAGAAATCGTCGCCAGGTGCGATGCCCTCGTCCGCCTCGATGCGGTCGAACCGTCGATCGGCTATCGCCAATCAGAATCAAGCGGAGCCGACAACGAAGTCAGGCTAGCCCGCGAACTTGGCAAGCCGGTCTTCACAACCCTCGACGACCTTTATCAATGGATTGACACCGAATGGAAGTGCAGCAACTAAGCGTCGAACAACTGAGCAGCGATCCGGCGAACGCACGAAAGCACGGCGACCACAACCTCGCCACGATCGTCGCAAGCCTTCGACGGTTCGGCCAGCAGAAACCGATCGTCATCGATAAGAGCGGCGTCGTTCGGGCCGGCAACGGCACGCTCGAGGCGGCACGGCAACTTGGATGGGAAACCATAGCGGTCGTCCAAACCGCCCTCGAAAGCAGCGAGGCGACCGCATACGCGATCGCAGACAACCGAACGGCCGAACTTGCCGAATGGGACAACGAAGTCCTGATGGGCACGCTCGAGGGACTCCAACTGGAAGACCCGGATCTCCTCGCCGCGGCAGGATTCACCGACGACGAACTCGCCGCGATCGCCGATGAATTTCGCGAAGACGACGAACTCGACGAAGACCCAACGCCGGCACCGCCTGCAACGCCAACGACGAAGCCAGGCGACATCTACGAACTCGGCAAGCACCGACTGATGTGCGGCGATTCGACCAGCGAGGCGGACGTGCGAGCGTTGGTCGGCGACACGTTCGTCGACGCCGTTGTCACGGATCCGCCTTACAACGTCGCCTATGAAGGCAAGACCGCGGACGCGTTGACGATCGAGAACGACGAAATGGGGGACGGCGAGTTTTATAACTTCCTCCTCGACGCGTTCACCAACGCATGCCAGGTCACGAAGCCAGGCGGGCCGATGTACGTCTGTCACGCCGACACGGAAGGCGTCAACTTTCGCAACGCCTACAACGCCGCGGGTTTCGAACTGAAGCAACTCTTGACTTGGGTCAAGAACAGCATGGTTCTAGGCCGGCAGGACTACAACTGGAAGCACGAACCGATCCTCTATGGATGGAAGCCAGGGGCGGCGCACTGCTGGTATGGCAAGTTTGACAAGACCACGGTCATCGACGACGACATCGACCTCAAGAAACTCGGCAAGCCGGAACTGATCGAGTTGATCAACAAATACCGGAACGGCGAATTCCCAACGGCGATCCGCGAAAGCCGGCCGACGGTCAGCGTCGACCACCCGACGATGAAACCGGTCAATCTGATCGCCTTCATGGTTCGCAACAGCACCAGGGAAGGCGACACCGTCCTCGACCTTTTCGGCGGCAGCGGATCGACGATGTCGGCATGCGAGCAACTCGGGCGACGGGCCAGGCTACTCGAACTGGATCCGAAGTACTGCGACGTCATCGTCCAACGCTGGGAAGCGTTGACCGGCGAGCGGGCAGTTTTGATTCGAGACGGTCGAACGATCGAGGCGGCATAGCAATGGAATCACGGAGCACACCTGGGGGTAGCGAGCATGGATTACGAATCAGCCGAACGAATGTATCGAGCCGCGAAGTGGACGCTCATCGTCGCGATCTTAGCGGCAACGGCCGGGGGATTCGTATGCGGCGGGCTAGCGTTCAGCGCCGGCAAGGCGAGCGGAGCCGTCACGGATCGGGAAACGAACCGGCCGGCCGGCGTCCAGTACATCGAAGTCGATGCGGTTGAATTGAACTACGTCAAGGAAGGCGGCAGCGAAACCGTCACCCTTCGCCAATTGCTCCTTCATCGCAACGTGCCAGGCGAAAAGCGATACCAGATCGCCGACTGCATCGTTTGCCAGGGCGGACGCGACGAATACACCTGGGCGAAGATCGGCGGGCGATACCGAATCTGGATCACGATCCGCGGGAAACCCTACGAGATCAACACGCCGATCTTTGTCGGATCAACCACGCTGGTCGACGTCGACCAAACGGAGCAGCACGAACGCTGGGTCGCCGCGATCGACGGCGGATGCGACGAAGGGGCATGCTTCGAATACATCTATCGCGATTCGTACCTCGACCAATGAACGAAGACGAACCGCTACGACGCAGCGACATGCGACTTTTTGAGCAAGCAATGAACCAGCGATGGCCAATCGACGACAAATATCGATCGCTGATGGTTCGACGGTTGATGTCGATCATCGCCGACCCCGAAAGCAACGCACGCCAAGTCACCGCGGCGAGCCGCGCACTGATCGCCGCGGAGGCACAAAACCAGCATGACGACACCCCGAAAGGCAACGAAGGAGGAAATCGATTTTCTGCGATCGCTGAGCAACTCGGAATTGTCGTCCCTGCTGGCAGAGTTACCGATCGCCGAACAGACGTCGATCCTGCAGCAACTGATCAACGAACCGGAACCAGCGAAGCAGGACGAACGGCAGTCACAACGGGAACTGATGGCGGCGAAGCGGGCGAAGGAACGCGACCTGCGGATCCCCCTGCCGAAGAACGTCCAGCGCCGGATTGATTGCCTGGCCAACGCCGAGTTGTTTTTGACGACCTACTTCGGATCAACCTTTTTCCAGGCGTTCACGCCGGACAGAAAGGCGATGCTCAACAGCATCATCGATGCGGCCAGGTACGGCGGCGACTACGCACTCGCCGGACCTCGAGGCGAAGGGAAGGCATTGTCGTTAGATACGGTTTTACACCGAAGTGATGGAACGACGGTTGCGATGGGCGACGTTTCGGTCGGCGACTCGCTGGTTGATATGGATGGCAACCCGACGCAAGTTACTTTTGCGACACCGGTGCAGAAAGAGCGAAAGTGCTATCGCGTAACACTAGCGGACGGCGAAACGGTCATCGCCGATGCGGATCACCAATGGCTTGTCAATCGAAGCAGTTGCGGCCGAAGGGTCGTGACCACGCAACAAATGGCGGATGCAGGATTGTCTCTATCCAAGGGGCACCGATTTACGATACCCATCGCCTCGAAAATAGAACGGCCTCCGGTTGAGTTGCCAATTGATCCCTATGTTTTTGGCTGCTGGTTGGGCGACGGGTCGACCAACCGAAACGAATTTACCACCAGCGACGAAGACAAAGGGCACTTTGTCGGAGAGTTCAAACGAGCGTGCCTTGATTGCAGCGGCACATCGAGACGCAAAAAAGGTGCGGGTTGCACGACATTTACCATTGGAATGGGGTCGAGCCGGTCAACCGCAATGCGAAAGAAAATACTGGCAGCAGTAACTGAAAAGGGGACCTACCAGGAACTAGCGAATCGCCACGGTATTTCGGCGATGACGGTCCATAAGGGAGGAAAAGAAGGTCTCAGGAAAACCTCGCTCGTTGTTTTGCTACGGGAGATAAAAGCGTTGGGGACAAAATCCATCCCGTCGATTTATTTTGAGGGCAGCGCAGAACAGCGGACCTCGTTACTCGCTGGATTGCTTGATACGGATGGCAGCATTTCAAAACGAGGGCAAGTGGAATTTTCCAACGCTCGTCGGTCATTGTGCGAGGCAGTTGTTCGCCTGGCAGCATCGATCGGGGAACGCCCTGGTGCGATTTCGGAAAAGCAAATCGATGGCAAGACGTACTATCGAACTCGTTTCACAGCAAGGAGCCAGGTGTTTCGGTTGCCAAGAAAAGCGGAGCGAGTGATGTTTCGCGTTCCGCGGCCAAAAGCGGTGGTATCGATTGAGCCAGTTGATTCTGTCCCGGTCCGATGTATCCAAGTCGATTCACCAACGAGTACGTTTTTGATCGGCGATCGATTCACTGTGACGCACAACACCCGCCTGGCGATGTACGGGGCGGTTTACCTGATGTTCGCCGGACTTTCGCCCTTCCCGATTGTCATCGGCAAGAGCCAGACGAAATCGCAGAACGAACTCAAAACCATCAAGGAACGCCTGCAGCAGAACGCCGAACTGATCGCCGATTTCCCTGAAGTAGGCGTCCCCTTCCAATCGGTCGGGGCATGGTCCAGCAGGGCACGAATGCAAACCGTCGGCGGCGTTTCGACCAACATCGAAATCGCAGCGGACCACCTGATCTTCCCAACGATCACCAGGGAACAACTGCCGGCCGATTGGCCGGACGAATGCGAACCGACCAGCCAGGGACAGATCATGTCCAGCCTGGGCGTCGACGGACCGATTCGAGGCACGAACTTTCGTGACCATCGGCCAACGCTGGCGATCCTCGACGACATCGAGAACAAAGAAACGGCCGAAAGCGACGGGACGATCGAAAAGAACGAAGACATCATCGAAAAGGATGTCGGCGGATTGGGCGGCAGCGGTCGCCGGGTTTCGCGAGTCATGCTTTGCACGACGCAGAACCGGAAGTGCATCGCGTACAAATACACCGACCGGAAATGCAAGCCTTCGTGGAAGGGCCGGCGTTTCCGAAAGATGATCACGCCACCAGACCGAAAGGATCTTTGGGACGAATACATCGAACTTCGGCAAGCAAGGGCCGACGACGACCCGGACGCGCGGGTCGCGTTTCGGTTCTACCGCGACAACCAGGCCGAAATGGATCGCGGAGCCGAAATCAGCAACCCATACAGCTACGATCGCCGCGATGCCGAAGACGGCGAGACGATAGAGCTCTCAGCGATCCAAGCATACTACAACCGGGTCGCGGACTTCGGCGAAGAAGCGGTCGCGACCGAAGACGACAACGACCCGCCAGAGACGGTCGGCCCGCAGGGCAGCGGATTGACAGCGGGAATCGTTGCGAGCCGCAACAGCGGACTCGATCGATTGCAGGTGCCAGCGAACACGACGTGCATCACCTACGGGATCGACCTCGGCAAATACCGATGCCACTGGGTCGGCATCGCCTGGTGGAAAGGGGCGGGCGGTTGCATCTTCGACTACGGGGTCGCGGACGTTTACGGCACCGACGAATCGATGGACAACGACCAAAGCGAGCCGGCGATCTACCGGGCACTGGTCAACTGGCGGGACGAACTCCTCGCCACAAAGATCGTCGACGCAGCCGGCACGGAGCGGTCGATCAATTCGGTGATGGTCGACAGCGGGACGTTCACCGATTCCGCCTACGAATTCATCCGGCAGGTCGGCGGGAACTTTCATGTCAGCAAGGGGGTCGGCGGATACAAGCAACCGAAAGCGAACACGAACACGATCGTCGCCAACCACCTACACGCAAGCAAGCAAACGGAAAAGGGCGTCTGGCTCTGGAATCTTGACACCGACTACTGGAAGCAATGGGTTCATGAGCGGTTTTTAACGCCGACGTTCGACGACGAAAACATGCTGCGACGGGGAAGCCTCTCGCTCTTTTCGCCGGGACCACGGAAGAAACACCTGACCTTCGCGCAGCACATCACCGCGGAGGAATACGTCGAGGAATTCGTCGCCGGCAAGGGAACGAAAAAATACTGGTACCCGCACGGCAAGAACAACCACTGGCTCGATGCGACCTACCAGGCGGCAGCGGCCGCAGGCGGGATGGGCGTCGAAATCCTCAGCGGACCAGAAATCAAGATCGCCGCGAAAGCGGTCGATGGCGGCGCGAAGAAGAAGCAGAAGAAGCGACGACCGAATCACGGTCGATTCAAAACCCGTCCAGGTGGATGGGTCCAAGGACAACGAAGGAGAACTTGATGGGACGACGACAAACGACCAGGCCGAATCAAACCGGACCGAAACCGGACCAAACCGGACCGGAGCCGGCCAAATACCGTCCGCGACCCTGCTCGCTATGCGAGGCGAAGCGGCCGAAGGATTCCGATTACGTTCGCGTCTACAAGACGAAGCGAACCAGCGGGGCGGTCATCCGCTACTGCAAGTGCATGTTTTGCAGCAATACCTACAAGGATGCCAGTACCGCGCAGCCTTCATCGCCGGCCAGCGTCGACGACAGCGGCCAGGTGCAGCAGCATGGCGAAGGGAATGGTCAGCACCAGGCAGTAGAGAACCAGGCAGGCAACGAAAACGAAGCCAGCGTAAAAGATCTGCCCTCGGTATAGCTGGCCTAAGCCGGGAACGAAGAAGGAAAGCACCGCGGCCAGACCAGGACTCGGGGCGTTTTGGACGACGATTGTGCGAACTTCGGGCTGGTTCATCGATGCCTCGGCAAGTTTTCGGACGGGAATACCATCCACATGGTACGCATGTGTCCCGGTGATGCAAGTTTATCGCCGCGACCTGCTCAATTGCGGGCATGGCAACGGCATCCCAACTCTTAACGAAGGTCAACGCAGCGATCGACGCGTTGTTGACCGGCCAGCACGAAAGCTACTCGATCGGCGACCGAACGGTCACCCGGTTGGATCTTGATTCGTTGATGGCGACACGCGCGACCCTCGAGCGGCAAGTGAGCCGGGAATCGAACGGGGCGTTTCGGGTCGCGCGGATCGGAAGGGCCAGCAAGGGATGATCGGAGAAGCAATCGACAAGATGGTCGGCATGGTTTCGCCGGTCGCCGGTTTGAAACGTTCGCACGCCAGACGCGTCCTGCGTTCCTACGAAGGGGCCAGGCCAAACCGTCTGACGGCAAGCCGGACGCCGACGAATCAATCGGCGGACAACGAACTCCTCGGCCCTTTCGGGGCGGACAACATGCGGGCCTGGGCACGGATGCTCGTCCGCGATAACGCATACGCATGGGGCGTCGTTGATACGATCGTTTCGAGTGTCGTTGGCAACGGCATCAAAACGCAATCGATGCTGGAAGACGACGCCGGCAACGACCGGACCGACGAAAACGAACAACGCGACAGCGTCTGGCAAGATTGGTGCGAAGTTTGCGACGTCAACGGGCAGCTAAACTTCGACGAAATCCAGGCACTCGCTCAACGCGAAATTGTGGAAGCCGGCGAATGCTTGGTCCACTACGTCAACACGCCTGGCAAGACTCATCGCGGCATCACTCGCCCGGTTCCCCTCGCCATTGAATTGATCGAGGCGGACCGCCTGGCGAGCGACCGCGACAATTACACGTTCCGAAAGATCGGCGGCAAGAACCGGGTCGTCCGCGGGATCGAAATCGACGACCTCGGCAAGCCGGTCGCGTACTGGATCTATCCCGAACACCCAACCGCACCAGGTGTCCTGCGGCAAGAGCCGCGACGGATCCCGGCACGGAACATCCGCCACCTGTTTCGGCAAGACCGGATCGGACAGAGCCGCGGGATTTCATGGTTCGCACCCGTCCTAACGTGGATCCGCGACCTTGGGTTCTACGTTGACAACGAACTGCAGGCCAGCGCGGTCGCCTCTTGTTTCACGGTTGCGATTAAGAGCGACGGCACGCTCGAAACGGAAGGATTGCTCAACCCGGATCTCGACGACGACGTCGACGAACGGAGCAACCGCTACGAACACCTCGAGCCAGGCATGATCATGCACCTGGGGCCAAACGAATCGATCGATTCGGCCAACCCCGGTCGCCCGAACAGCGCCGCGGAACCGTGGATCAACCTGATGCTTCGAGGCATCAGCGTCGGAACCGGCCTGAGTTTTGAGACGGTCGCAAGGGACTACAGCAAGACCAACTACAGCGCGAACCGAGCAAGCCAACTCGAGGATCGCCGACGATTCCGCAGGTGGCAGGGATACCTCTGCAACAACCTGTGTCAACCGACCTGGGACCGATTCACCGAAGCGGCAGCGATCGCCGGCGTCGATGGATTCCCAACTATGACCGAACTGCTCCAGGCGAGGCGGAAGGCAGCACCCGTCAAGCACTTGCCACAGGGATGGGAATGGGTCGACCCAACGAAAGAGCAAGCCTCGTCCGCGGCAGCGATCGACGCGATGCAAAGCACCTACCAGGACGAAACCGCGGCGAAGGGTAAGAACTGGCGAACGGTTCTGCGGCAGCGAGCCAAAGAAGTGCAGTTGATGAAAGACCTCGGACTCCAGCCGAACCTCAGCGGAGGAACGCCGGCAGCGGAGAAACCAGACGCGAAACCAGACGAACCAGACGTCGACGACGACGAAGCGGAAGAAGAAGAAACGGAAGACGAACTGGAGGCGATCGATGGCTAAAAAGCAAAAACGTCCTCGTCGCGTCAACACCTACGCGAACCAGGACAAGCAGATCCTGCGAATGGTCTCCATCGTTGCCGATTCGGCCAACGACGAAGATCGCAGCATCGCAGTCATCATCGCGACGGAGAATCCCGTTCGGCGATACGACGCGAAGCGAAAAACGCACGTCGACGAAATCCTGATGATGGACGGCGTCCAGTTTCGCACCAGCCTGCGACAGCTGCCGATCGTTGATAGTCACGACCGGACGACCGTCCGCAACGTCTACGGAAGCGTCCGCGACATCGAAGTGCAAGGCGATCAACTGATCGGACGGGCAACCTTCGCCGACGACGTCGAATCGCAGAACGCCTATCGCAAACTTCGCGACGGGCACCTGACGGACTTCTCGATCACCGCCTCGCCCAACGAAATCCTCGAATTGCAGCGAGGCGAAAGTTACGCCATCGGCGAGCGGGAATTTGTCGGACCGACCGACATCGTCATGGCATGGCAACCGACCGACGCCTCGCTGGTCGCAGCGGGCGCAGACCCAACCTCACGCGTCCGCGAACTGCGGCGTTCCTACGAATATCACGGAGAAGACGAAACAATGGATCCCGAACTGCTCGCCGAACTGATCGCCCGCGGAATGCCGGAAGCGATCAAGGAAGACAACGCCGCGATTCTTCGATGGGTCATCGATAACCCGGTCAAACGGGCCGAAGACGAAAAAGAAGAAGACGACACCGAACGCGAAGAAGACGACGCCGAAGAAGGCGACGACACCGAACGCGAAGAAGGCGACGAAGAAGAAGATCGCGAAGACGACGACAAGACCGAACGCGCCGTCGACAAGGCAGTCAAATCGGAGCGTCGACGCATCCAAGAAATCCAGTCCGCATGCGAAGGGGTCGGAATCGAGCGGGCATTTGCCGACGACCTCTGCCGTCGCGGTCTTTCCCTCAACACCGCCCGCAAAAGGATCCTCGGAGAAATGGCAAAGCAAAGCGAAGAACTCGGCCGGCGACCAGACGACGACATCACCCGCACTCGGGTGACCGAAAGCGAAACCGACAAGTTCAACGCCGCCGTTCGCGACGGGTTGATCATGCGGAGCGTTGCATCCAGCGGCGTCAGCCGGCCAGCGTTCGAAGGCGAAAACAAGCCGGCACCAGGTGCCGATGATTTCCGCCACATGAGCATGATGCGGATCGCCGAACGCATCCTCCAGCGCGGGCGGATCAACACCGACCGCATGAACCAGAAGGACATCGCGATGGTTGCCCTCGGGCACACGCCGACGATCAACCGGATCCAGCGGGCCGGCGAAGCGTATCACACGACCGGATCGTTCCCGAACCTTCTCCTCGACGCAGCCAACAAAACGCTGAATGCGGGTTACGAGGAAGCGGATTACACCTGGTCGATGTGGGCACGCCAAGCACCATCGGTCGCCGATTTCAAAGAAATCAACCGGATCCGGTTTAGCGAATCGCCAGACCTCGAGCATGTCCCCGAAAACAGCGACTACCCGGAAGGGTCGGAATCCGACGAACGCGAAAAGTACTCGATCGAAAAATTCGGTCGCGTATTCAGCGTCACCTGGGAAACCGTGGTCAACGACGACCTCGACGCGATCAGCCGAATCCCCGCGATGCACGGAGCCGCGGCACGGCGAACGCAGAACAAAAAGGTCTATGAAGTCCTCACCGACAACGACGACCTGAACGACGGCGTTGCATTGTTCCACTCGAGCCACAGCAACCTCGCCGGCAGCACCGGCGCACCGAGCATCACGACCCTGAATGCCGCCTACGTTTCGATGATGACGCAAACCGGCCTGACCGACGCGATCATCAACGTCGTTCCGCGGTTCATCATCGTGCCGGTCGCCCTTTCGGCGACCGTACTGCAACTGCTCGGTTCGATGGCGGATCCATCGGCGGGCGGAACCGCGGCCGGTAACTCCAACACCAAGAACATCTATGGACCTGGTGGCGGGCGAGCATTGACGCCGATCGTCGAACCGCAACTCGACGGCAACTCGGCGACCGCCTGGTATCTCGCCGCGGCGAACAACCAGGTCGACACCGTCGAGCTTGCGTTCTTGCAAGGCGAAGAATCGCCGGTCATCGAATCGGAATGGGATTTCAACAAAGACGTCTGGAAGCACAAAGTGCGGCAGACCTTCGGCACCAAAGCGATCGATTATCGCGGGGTCTACAAAAACGCCGGCTAACCAACAGCCGGATGATTGATAGCCGCCCCCTGCACGTCAGGGGGCGGCATTTCGACCAACAACAACCACACCCCAAAAAGGGACTTCAAGACAATGGCTGGAAAGCAAGACTTTATCGAATTCTGCGACGATTTCATCGGCGCAACTGCACCGGACGCCACTGGCGGCGTTGGGTCGCCCTGGTTGATCGACGACACGTCCTCGGGCGGATCGCCAGCGTTCACGCTCGAAAGCGACAACGGCGGCGCGTTCAAAATGGAACTGGCGTCGACGACGGAAGTCGAGAACGTCTGCCTGCATTTCGGCGACCAGCTACCGTTCGACATCGACAAGATCGATCTCGTCGAATTCATGGTCAAGACCGAAGCGACCCTCGACAGCGCGACCACGCTGTCGATCGGCGTCGGATCGGCCCGCGCAGACGACCCGGACAGCATCGCCGCGGCAGCGTTGTTCAAGTTGGCCGGCAGCAACTCGATCGTTGTGGAAAGCGACGACGGGACGACCGACAACGACGACGTCGCGACCGGCAAGAGTCTCGTCGACGCCTATCAACGCCTGGTGATTGATTTCTCGGGCGGTAAAAGCGACGTCAAGTTCTACGTCAACGGCGCACGGGTCGCAGCTGGAACGACCTTCTCGATGGCGGCATACAGCGCCGGCCTGCAGCCGATCGTTCAGCTGCAGAAGACGTCGGACGCCAACACCGACTCCGTCTCGGTGGACTACATCCGGGTCGTTTGCCGGCGATAAGCGATGACGCTAGCGGACCAGATCGAATCGGACGCAACGCTGGTGTTCACAAGCACCAGCGATTTCGCGGAATCGGTGACGTACCACCCTCATCAAGACTTTGGGGAAGCGGAGCCGACCGATCGATCAATTAACGCCATCGTTATCCGCGACCAGATCGCGACCCTTTCGGAAGACCAGGCGTCCGTCGCGCCGGTCTTTCGGGTCTACGTTGCCAACGACAGCACCGACGGCATCAGCAGCAGCGAACTCAACCTCGGCGGCGACCAGATTACGCTCCCTCCCCGCGACGGGAAGAGCGCGGAGCGACGATCGATCACGCAACTTTTGCAGCAAGACCCCGGAATGCTCGTTCTCGAATGTCGGTAACAACTGCACGACCGATCAACGAACGCATCGCCGCGACTTTGTACGCTCGGTTGCGTTTGCTCACCGCGGACTATGTCGGCACGACGAAGATCAAGGAAGTCGTCCGGCCAACGCTGCGGGGGAACTACACGCCAAAGCACCTGCAGGTCGTGTTGACGCAGGACGATCCCGAACGCGCCCCTGATTTCGATCGACCAGGCAACCCGCCCTCGATCGGATGGGAGCAACGGTTCGACATTCGCTGCCACGTCATGCCAAGCGAAACCGACACAACGCCGGTCGCAGAGTACATCAACACGATCAGCGCGGACGTGGTCCTGGCAGTAACGACGGGCAGCGTCCAGTGGCACAACTTCGACGGACTCGCCATCGACGCCGAATGGCAAAGCCGGGAAACGATCGACGAAGACGGCAGCTTTGGCGGAATCAACGTCCCGCTATCGGTCCTCTATCGCGTTGAAGAAAACGACCCCTACCAGGCACGCGCATGATCGAACTGACCGTCGACAAACGCGAACTTCGCGAACTCGAGGCGATGGTCAAGGCAACCAGGCGGAAGCTACCGAACGAACTCAAGATCGCGATCAACGCGACGGCAAGGAAGACGAAGACGACGATGTCGCGACAGGTGCGGCAAGAATTGGCGACCAGCGCGAAAGCGGTCAACCGAACGATCAAGATCACCAGCAAGGCGACACGAACCAGCCTGCACAGCAACGTCCGCCTTTCGAAGACTGCCCGCGTTTCCCTTAAGGAATACAAAGCCAGGCACACTCGATCGGGTGTCAGCTACAAGATCAGCAAACGGCAAGGAAGGAAGACCGTCGCGGGCGCGTTCATGGGACCGAAACCAGGGGCGACCGCGGTCAAGCTACGCGGTCACGCCTTCAAACGCGTCGGCAAGAAACGCCTACCGATACAGAAACTACACGGACCGTCGCCCTGGGGCGTTTTCAAAGTCCAGAAATTGAAGCAGCCGACGGTCAAGGCGACCAGGCAGGAACTGACGAAGCAGATCAGACGCCGCATTCGGTTCCTTCGTCTCAAGAAAAGCGGAACGATCAAATGACACTCGCGCAAACCTTGGCGACCGCCATCGCGGAAGAAATCACGCCGGCAGGCGGTCACGCCGTCTACCCGAACACTGCCGTGGTCACCAACGACCCGGATGCCAAAAACGAACGCCTGCGGGGCGTTGCGGTTTACCAGCACGACGACGACATCGTCTCCTGCACGATCAACGCGACTGGGGCGACCTTCGTCGCGATCGTTTTGGCGATTGGCGACCTGGCCGGCGAACTCGGGATGACCTGGAAGATCACGGAAGCCGGGATCGACGTCTACAACCACCCAACCACGGAGCAACCCGATGGCACTTCTTAAACGAATCCGACTCCTCGCCGCGAAAGTCGAGACGACGCCTGGCACCGCGATCGCGTTGTCGGCCAGCGATGCATCGTTCAACGCATACGACATCGCGGCGCAACCGACGATCCCGATCAATAAGCGGGAAGGTCAGGGCGGATTCGGATACCTGCCAAGCGTACCAGGCGGGCGAATGGGCGTCGTGACCTTCAAGACCGATCTCGGATGGGACGGCACGTCGACGGTTCCGACTTGGGCGAGCGTCCTATTGCCGGCCTGCGGTTGGGTGGATTCCAGCGGCACGTTCACGCCGCGAAGCGAATCGATCGGATCGAACGTCAAGACTTTGACGATGGCGGTTTATCAAGCCGACCGGATTAAAAAGATCATCGGCGCGGTTGGTACGTTCCAGGTCGTCCTGCCGGCAGGCGGAATGCCACACATTGAATGGACCTTCACCGGCGCATGGGAAGCGGTCGCCGACGGAGCCATTCTCACGCCGACCCATCCGACCGCCGCGGCCCTTCGATGGGGCGAAGGGACGATGACGTTCGCCAGCGTTGCACAAAAGGTCAGCAGCGCGACGATCGACGCCGGCAACAACGTCGTGATGCGGGAAGACCCCGCGACCGCTTCGGGCTACGTCACCGGCGTTATCACGAACCGGGAAGTCAAGATCACCGCGGACCCGGAATCGACCCTGGTGGCGACCGACGACCCGTATGGCGACTGGCTATCCGCAACCGAAGCGGCACTGGCGATCACCGTCAAAGGGCCGGAAGGCGGCACCAGCGATGCGGAACTCGCCTTCAACGCGCCGAAAGCGCAGATCGAGAACAGCCAGGAAGGCGACCGAAACCGGATCGAAACCGACGACCTCACCTGGGGTGCCAACAAAAACGGCGCGACGCAGGACCAGGAACTCTCGATCGTATTCACTCCCCTCGTTGCCTAAGGTGACAAATTGAGCAGCATCGAACCAGGCGACAGGTTCGTCGTCGAGTACGGAACGAAAGGGCGAACCATCGAAGCGGTCGCCCTCAGCCTTCGGGCGAAGCGGAAATTGATCGGCCTGGTGCAAGCGGTCGAGAATGCCGGCAAGGAAAAAGACCCGGTCGCTCTATTCGACCAGGTGGAAGCCGCCCTGAGGATTTGCGTCCCTGATCTCACGGACGCGCAATTCGACACGATCGACGAAGCGACCGCGATGGAAATCGTCGAACAAACGATCGCCGGCCAGGATTTGTCGGCGGACGAAAGAAAAAAGTCCGAATCGCCGCCCTCATAAGGTGCGGCGAACTTTGCAAGGCATGCGGCGCTCACTGCGGCCAGGATTTCGCCGACGGCAAGATCCTGGTGGCATGCCCCGCCTGCGAAGAATCGGGCGAAGGGCCGGACGGAAACCCATGTCCGCATTGCTCCGACGGATCGTTTCAGCTTGCCGGATGCCCGCGGGCCGAATTCGATCACGACATGACGGACGCCATCAACGTCGCCGCGATGTGCGACAAGGGCATGCTTCCGGTCGCCGGGGGGATCGCGGATCAATCCGCTTGGTTCCTTTCCCTCTGGCAACAACTAACCAACGATCAAAACAAGATCGACGCCGAACGAATCGAGCGGCAAAACAGCGAGTAAAAAGCAATGGCAGACGTCAACATCGGAATCGGAGCAAGGGACGCCGCATCGCGTATTCTTGCGAAGACCGAAACGAACGTTAAGAAAGTCGGGACGACCCTCGACAAGACATCTGCACGTTCGCGCGTAGCATCGCAACGGTTCGTCGGCAGTTTGAAAAGCATCGCGAAAGCGGCAGGCGCAGCCGCGATCGCCCTCGGAGCGTTGAAAGCGATCCGCGGCATTTTCAACGGACTCAGCAACTCGATCGCCGCCTTCAACATTCAAGAGAAGGCGGTCCGCAGCCTCGAGAAAGCGATCGAACTGGCGGGCGGATCCGCGGCGCAAGCATCCCCGCGACTCCAAGACTTCGCCAGCAAGCTACAGCTGTCGCTCAACGTAGGCGACGAAGTAACGCTGGGACTGGCGGCGCAGGCATCGATGCTGGGCGTTGCGACCGATTCGATCGACGACGCAGCGAAAGCCGCGATCGGTCTCTCGGAGGCGACCGGGATCAACCTCCAGACGGCGATGAAGCGAGTCACCGGAGCGACGAACGGCGTCTTCGGCGAACTTGGCGAACTCATCCCTGCGGTTCGAAACGCGACGACGACCGAAGAAAAGCTGGCGGCCGTTTTGCAGGTCGCGGAGAAGGGACTGCAGCAGAAAGCGCACGCAGCCGGCACGCTGGAAGGCGTCATGACTCGAGCCAGCAACAGCGTTGGCGATTTGATGGAATCGGTGGGGGCGTTGCTCGCGCCGATGAAGATGGCGATCAGCACCGGCATCGCGGCGTTTGCCGAATCCTTGTCGGCGGCACTCGTACCAGCGGTCGAACGCAGCAAGCAACTGATCGAAGACATGCGGCCCGTTTTCGACGCCGTTGCGACGGTTGGGCGGGCGACCGGAGCGGTCCTGGGCGTTGCGTTCAGCCGCATGCAGGATTCGTTTATGGCACTTGCCAAAGCGGCCGGCATCACCGCGGAGACCGTCGCGGGCGGTTCGGATTTCATCCAGAAGGCGATCAACACCGCGGCCCGGTTCATCGTCAAGGGAATCAGCATCGCGACCGCCACGATCGCCAACCTGCCGACCGTTCTAGAAATCGCGGTCACGCAAGGGCAACTGATCCTAGCCCGCATGGAAGGGTTCTGGTCGCACCTATTCGAGAACAGCCTGCCGGCAATGGTTAAGTGGTTCGCTAGCGCGACCGCGAACGTTATCGCCGACATGGCAACGCACGTTCTAACGACGATCAGCAGCATGGCGAGCCGATCGGTCGGCATCATCACCGCACTTTTCACGGCGATGACGACGCGAAGCAAGGCAAGCGTCGGGGCGTTGGCGACATCAATCGCGAACTTCGGCGTCACCGCGACGACCGAACTCAACAAAGAATTCAAAACCAATCTGCCAGACCTTCCGGAGATTGTCGGTCGGTCGATCACGCAAAAGGAAAAGACCCTCGAAGAAAAGATGGCGAAACTCGGCGGCAACCTTGCCAACGCGTTCGGCGATGAATTCGCGAAGAACCTCACCGCCCTCGACACGCTACTTGGTAAGGGAGGCGGGGGATTCTTCGACGGGATCGATTTAAGCCTCGCAGGCGGCGACGGAGGCGGGCTATCGAGCAAAACGCCAAGCGGACTGCAAGCAACGCAGGGACGACTCCTCTCTCGAGGCGGAAACCAGACCAGCAAGGAACTCGAGCAACTGAAGATCGCCAACAAAAAAGCGGAAGAACAACTCGTCGCGTTGAAAGGGATGGAAGCGCTACAGCGCGACCAGGAAGCCGGCGACAAATTGCAGATCGAAGTCATCAACGGGTAAGGGAAGCCAAATGGCCAACGAAATCAAGACCACAATGCGAATGTTCCTCAGCAACGGGAACAGCAAGTTTGACCGAACCGTCAACAGCACCCTCGACCAAACCGCGGAAGGCGGACCAACGCCTGGTTACAAGACCATCGGCACCAGCGAGGAAACGGAAGCGTTCAGCGAACTGGGCACCGAAGGATGGGTGCTGATGCAAAACCTCGACGCGGCGAATTACGTCCAGTGGGGGTTTGCAACGGGCGCATACGGCGGACGTCTCGAGGCAGGCGAATCGGCGATGTTCCGCCTCGAGCCGTCAACCACGCTCTATCTGAAAGCGAACACGGCGGCATGTAAGGTCGTCATCTACGGATTCGAGGACTGACATGCCGGATCCCGCGAAACGGATGTGGAGCAACTACGCATCCAGCCTCGAAACGCCAGACGGACGGAAGCGGATCATCAAGGTCCGCGAAACCTACACCGTCCCAACGACGACCAGCGACGACCTGGACTCGATCTATCTGACGACGCCAGACTTGCCGCAGGTCGGCGACATCCATCCCGACACGACGAACGTCATCGCGAAGAAGGTCAAGCCGCGGCAGATCGGACCGTTGTATTGGCATGTCGACGTCGAATGGGAAGGCGAAGTCGGGCCAGGTGGCAAGCAGGACTCGCCACTGAACGACCCGCCCGAAATCTCATGGGGCAAAGTCGACTCGCAGGAACCGATCGACGAAGACCTCAATGGGGCGGCGATCGCGACGGTCAACGGCGAGCCGATCGCAGGGGTCACGAAAGACCTAAGCGACCTGGTCGTCACGATCAAAAAAAACTATGCCGCGGTTGATCTCGCATCAACGCACCAATACCTGCACTCGGTCAACAGCGACACGTTCCTCGATTTCGCCGCGGGAACCGGCAAGATGACCGGATTTAACGCGAAAGAAAAGATCGCCGACAACGTGCCAGGCGGTCAGTACTTCGAAGTCACCGCGACGGTTCAATTCCGCTATCCGTATCAAACGACCGCAGCGCGGGCATGGTGGAAACGCGTCCGTCACGAAGGGTACCGAGTCAAGGACGCCAATGGCGACATTGGAATCGGCCGAACGGACAAGGGCGAAATGATCTCCTCGCCAGTCCTTTTGAAAGCCGACGGCACCGAAGAAACGACGTCGGCCAACGCGCACTTCTTGGAATTCCAAATCTATCAACCGCTTTCCTACGGGGCACTGGGACTGACGTCATGACGCAGATCGGAGCCTATACGCCCGAACGCGCAAGGGCGATCAGCAACGCCGTCGATCGACTGCTGCGCGACGCAGCGAGGCGAGGCGGCGTTCATTCGCACCGATACGACGGATGGCTCGCGAAGACGACCAGCACCATCACCGCGGGGGTTGCAGGAACCAGCGTCGGCACCGGATCGGCGACACCATACACGATCGACAGCAGCGACAACCTGGTCGCGATCCAAAACGCAAGCGGCGACGTTTCGCTGGACGTCAAGAACTTAACGACCAGCACCGTACCAAGCGACACTTGGGTGACGCTACTCGATGTCAGCGGCCGATTGGTTATCGGCGAAATCGCCAGCGTTGGCACGAAGTCGGGAATCTACCGGGCACCTTCAGGTGGCATCGCGGCGATAAGCGGATCGACTCTCGGGTCGGCAACTTGCGATGCCTACGAATTGGTCGCCGGCGTCCGAACGGCAATCAGCGGAGAATCGGAAACTGTCTACAACCAGGCCGCGGAGGCAGTAGCGGCCAACGCCTATATCTTCGCCGTCGAAGATCGCAACGGCGACCTGATCGCAGTCTGGGAGGATTGCGAATGAAAAAGAAGAACGCACCAGGCGGTTGCAATTGCTGCGGGCCGGATCCTTGCGTCGACCAGACGGCAACCGGGCTGCGGGTCACCATTTCGGGGTTTTCAGATTGCTCCGATGCGCTGCCAACGACGAACGGCGATTTCAACTGCGACCGCGACCTTTCGCAATTCAACGGAAGCTATGATTTTTCGGTCGCCGATGTCGATCCGACAAGCGGAACAGCAGCCGATCGCCGCCTGCACTATTTCGAGGAAATCTTCGACGCGTCGGGTTGTAGTTGGAAGGACGGGGATCCGGAGCCGCCCTTCTGGAACGGCAACTGCAAGCATCAGCACTATCTCGCAATTTGCGTCGAATTTCGCTGCCTAACGAGCGAGCCAGACACCGGAATGCAAATAGCAGTCCGAGTCTTGACGGCAACGATCGAGCCAGCTACCAGTTCAGCAACCCAGGAATCCAATTGCGACTCGCTAAGTTTTTCTTCGCCAGCGAGCGCCGGCAGCAATATGGTCGTCTGGCGTGAGAACGCACCTGGCACCAGCGACCCGGATCATGACTCGTCATTTACGAGCGTCAGTTTCACCAGGGACGCCGGCACCGGTTGGACCGAAGAAGTCCAGTATGACAACGGAGACGCCCGCTGTTGCGACGACACGCCGGGATTTCCGCAAGCCACGATCTCGCTAACATCGGACACCCATACCGTTGATCTCGTCCTTCTCTACACATAAGTGCCCCGAATGCGGGAACGAAGCGCCGCAAGTCGTCAAACTTTGTCGATGCGGATACCGTCGCCCCTCTGCCGCGATCACCGCGGGCGGCGTCGGTTCGGAATTGCTACGGATTATTCCCAAGCGGTTTAAGAAAACTGGATGCGGTTGCGAGGCATACGCATGCCGAATGAATCGATGGGGAATCGACGAATGCGAGCGACAAGCAGAAAAGATCATCACCTACATCGCCGCAAAGGCACCGACGGCGATCCCCTCGTGGATTGCGAGGCGGATCGCCGGCCGATGGCTCTCGCGGGCAATCCAGGCGGCAAGGATCAACCCTCCAACTCGTAAGCCGCCTCGAGCATAGCGGCCAACATGGTCTGCTGGGCCGCGGATTCTTCTTCGGTTTGCTCCGGCGACGACCGCCTGCAACTCCTCCAACCGCGGAGTGTCGCAGGCCAACATCGCCTCGGAAGCGGCGACCATCAATTCAGATACGGTTCGTGGGGTTTCCATCTTTACTCCTCCAAGCCGCAGACAACCGCCTGCGATCGATTCATTTTTGAGCGGAACCAGGGGGCGAGAACGAACTCGTCCTCATAGGTCGCCGACTGGATCGTCAGCGGATACCGAAAGATCACTTCGGTTTTTCGAGCCTAGTAGCCCGAAACCGGACGCGAATATGAAGCGACGACGATTCGCGGCACAATGAACTGACCAAATGACCAGACGCGTCATCGCCGGTTCGTCCGCCTCGAGGTATGCGGCCAACGCTTCGCGGATGATCTTGCTCGGTTTCTTCCCGGTTTCTTTGCATCGCTTGTCGAGTGCCTCTGGAAGACTACCAGGAACTCATCGACCGGATCCGCGAAACGCACTCGACCGACGGATGCAAACGCAAGATCGCAGCGGCCGAACGCGACCTGGAGATTTAGAGTTGTTGGGCAGCAACGATCGCACCGAACCGTTCGGCGGGCAATTCAGCTTTGTCATTGCGGAACGCCGGAGCGGGCGTCACTCCGCGAAAACGTAATCCCGGAACAAGACGCCTAGTTGTTCGCTGGTTTTCGCGCCTAATTTCTCCATCGCCGATCGGCGGTGCAAATTGACTGACTGTAGCGAGACATCGAGTCTCGCCGCTATCTCTCCGGTCGTCACCCCGTCAACTAGCATCCGGCAAACCGACGTTTCGCGGTCGGTCAGTCTCGTCTCGGCGAGCATTCCCCATATCGAAAACGACAGCATGAAAGCGCCGGGAGGGAGCCGGAATAGGTGGCAATGGAACGGCCGACCGTTGCGACGGGCGATCGCGAGGATCCGCACAGGCTCGCCGGTCGTGACCGCTTTTGCCCAGGCTAAAAGCAGTGCATCCGGGTCGGCGACGTGATCGGACATGGGACCCGACAGGGGGTTCCCGTCGAACGTCGACGTGTAATGGATCAGTTTTCCCTCGGAATTCGATACCGCGATTCCGAAATCGTAAATCTTTTTCATCGTGAAAGAAAGCTGCACACATTTTTTCAAAACGAAAGATTGTGTGCGGATGCCCACACGGTGAAAATCCCGTCTGTCAGGGGGACCGATCGTGTCCACCGAGTAGAAAAGGATATCTTCCGATGTGGACACGCAAAAGAAAAGTCGATACAAACGGAAAACCACGGGGGACGATCGGCGTGGTAACGCCAATCGCCCCACCATCAATCACGACCTGCCTCAACAGGACGATCAGAATGGCAATTTCTCCGCGGCGACCGTTTGATACGCAAAAGCGGGTCCGGTCGCAACCGCGAAACGATCAAATGTCCTGCTCGGATTGCGCACGTCCGCCACCTTCGGGGCTGAAAGAAGCCAGGCGACTCGCCTACAGTACACATTCGTCCATTGGATCTACTCTCCCCTAACAAGGAACCAGATTCAAAAGACGGTTGGAAAACCGTGAATGAAATACAGAGGGAGCCGCCCGACCTTTTCGGGCGAATAATATGATGGCACATTTTGACGGATTCGAAAGCGGAAAAGTTTACCCTTTTTTGGAAGTCATGGCGAGATTGGACTTTGACGGACCGGATCAAAAAAAGGCGCGTCGATCGTGCCAGACATTCATCCGGCGATCGTTCGAGCGGGCTGGCATGAAATCGCCCTCGAATTGGCGAATTCTCTCGGGAAAAGCACTCGTTCGCGCCTTCAACGGCGACGAAGAAACGACGGAGGATGGTACAGAGTGATCAAGGTCTACGTCATCCGGAAGGGACCGCGACATTTTCTCATGCGTTGGAAAGACCCCCTCAGCCTTCGCCTGCGGGAGAAGCGAGCCAGCGGGACAACGCGACGGGAAGCGGAGCGTGAAGCGGGCGATCTCGAAACCGCCCTGCAAGGACCGGCAGCGGCAGCGATCGCAACCCTTGCGGATTTCGTGGACAGATACGAAACGGACCACGTCCTGGTCGCAACCGGGCACGGCAACCAGGCCAAATGGAACGCGGTCATTTCGCACTTCTACGACTACCTCGAGACGAAGAAGGCGAGCGACCAGGTGCCCCTCCGCGCGATCGACGCCGAAACCCTACTCGGATTCGAGACGTACCTGGCCGGCAAATTAAAGAGCCAGGCGAGCGTGCATTCATACATGGCGACCCTTCGGGCCGGCCTGAGTTACGCCGCGGACGCCGGATGGATGGCTCCGATCGCGAAGCGACGGAAGCGAGGACGGGACGCCTCGACGCCGGCGACGATGAAGGGGCGTCCGCTTTGCCAGGAAGACGTCGACCGACTCCTCGCCTCGCGAAACGGCAGACACCTGCGGGGCAAATTTCAGAAAAGCAGAAAAAAATTCTGCGACGACTGACGACAGCAGATCGCGAAAGGCGACCAGAGGCGACAAGCCGAAACACGCCAGTTTTGACCGATAGTCGCAACACTTCACAAGTCGATTTCTTGCCGTAGATTTCGACCACGGTGCGACGAACGAAGGAACGAAACAAGACCCTCGCCTGGAACCAACGCCCAACGCACCGCGGGCAACCAGGCGGGGGTTTTTCATACGCAACGGAGAACGGGATGGACCTCGGAGCGGCAGCAGTAGTCGCAGCGGCGACGACAGGCTGGGCAGCGATGGCATGGGTGCTTTTTGCGGACGCAAGGACGGCAAGCGGGAGGATCGGCACGACGCCAACACCAGAAGGATCGCGACAGGAACGCAAGGGATCGCGGGACGGACGGCGCGAAGGATTCGCTGGGACAAGGACGTCCCCTTCTTTTTTCACCAGCGACAAGCGGAGCAAAGCAGGTGCTTAGTTACACCCTCGCCCTTTTGCTTTTCGACCTAGCCTGCGCGTTGATCGTTTGCGGGCTGATTTGGAAGGCACCGACCAGGGAGGACTTCGAATGAGCATTGACCTAACCGACCGAGTGTTGGTTTTACGAAGCACACCGGCCAATCGCATTTCAAAAAACGGTTTCGTCTGGCCCAAGTCGGGACCGGTCGAATGTCCTGATTGGGACCCGGCAGAGAAGTGCGGTAATGGATTGCACGGTCTGCTGTGGGGCGTCGGCGACGCTGGACTCTTGTGTCTCAGTGAAAACGCGGTGTTTCAGGTCGTGTCGGTACCGACCGATTCGATCGTCGACCTCAACAGCAAGGTGAAGTTCCCCAAGGGAGAAGTGATCTTTTCGGGCGACCGCTTCGAAGCGGGTTCGCTCATCTCGAAACATGCACCGAAAGGGACGAGAGTCACGTTCGGCACGGCGACCGCAGGGTACCGAGGCACGGCGACCGCAGGACACGACGGCACGGCGACCGCAGGGTACCGAGGCACGGCGACCGCAGGGGACCGAGGCACGGCGACCGCAGGGTACCGAGGCACGGCGACCG